GTCGCGTGGCACTGCTCCTCGTGCACCTCGAACGCGAACTGGTACTCGGGGTCGCGGCACACCACCTTGAGCAGCCCACACGACGAACAGGTGGCCGCTTCCTCCTCGGCGAGGGCGATCGCGTAGGCGGTGTCCTCGTCGGTGAACAGTGGCTCGCCAGGCTGCGGCATCGGCCGGCCCAGCAGGATCGAGCGCGGCCAGCCATAGGCCCGCGCCTCGCGTGCTTCTAGGAGTTCTTCCCGCGAAGCTCGGAGGCGCGTGCGGACAAAGGGGTGGCGGTGCTCCCCGTGCTGGCGACCCACGCGCAGCCGACGAGCTTGTCGACCTGCCCGTATGAGATGGCGTCGATGAGCCCCTTGGCCTGATCTTCGCTCATCGTTGGCTCGACCGCCGCCGCTGCCAGCAGCGCGAAGGCGCCCGCGTCGATGTCCCAGGTCTGGTTGCTGTCCTTCTTCGGCGGGAACCGCTTGTAGAGGACGTTGAGGGCGTTCTTGTTGAGGCCCTTGAACTTGAACGTCTGCTCCGACTTCCGCATCTCGGCTTCGATCTCGCCGATGCGGTCAGCGATCTGCTTGCCTTCGGAGGTGTCGCCCATCTTGGCGGGGTTCTCGCGGCGGACAAGTTCGAGTTCCGCAGTCAGTTCGTCGTGCTCGGCCTGAAGATCGCCGTCGAGGCAGATGGTGACCGACCGGACGGGCATCTTCACCCGGCCGATCAGGTCGTCGATGTTCACGCTCATCGGGCGACCTCCCGCTCAGGCATGGTCGGCCACGTGTTCGGCTTGACCTGGAGGACGACGGAACGAGTAAGCAGCCCTGCGCCACCAAACGCTCTCTGCGGCTTGCCCGCCTCGTCCCGCACCACCTGATCGGCGTGGAACTCGAAGGTGCCGTCGCGCTCAATGACTTCCGCTTCGGGCAGAAGGTCTTCTGGGACCAGCCCGAGCCCCCTGACCCAAGTCAGAGTCGCCTCATGAAAGTCGCGGCTCTGGTCGTCGCCGAGGCCAATCCACCACACGCGCTGCTCGCTCACAGTTCCTCCTGGGATGGTCTGGGATGAAGTTGGGATGAAGGCGTCGGGCGGACCATCCCAGGAACCCGCCCGACGCCGATCAGGGGTGCTTACGCGGCGACGGTGGCAGGGTCGCCGTAGCCCTTGGGCTCCGAGGTGACGACCATCGGCACGTCGACCGCCTGGAGCGCATTCGCAGCAGGCGCGTCCGGGTTCGGCTGGCGCACCTGCACCGGGTACACCTCGACCTTCTGGCTTGCGGCCCAAGCGACCGAGGAAGCCATGTCGCGGCGAACACACAGGAACCCGCGGGCGCCGTACACCAGCGCCTCCTCAACCTCCACGGCCTCCTCGTCGTCACCGCGCACGTACTTGACGCCGACGGTGAACGTGCGGCGACCGACCACGGCAGAGTTGGAGGTCGAGTTCAGCTTGGAGGTGTCCACCTCCGCCGTCTCACCGCCAGTGGTCAGGCCATCCGCAGTGAGACGCCCCTCAAGGGAAACGCCAGCGGTCAGTGCGGCAGCGGACGGGGCGGCGATGTCAGCCAGGGTGTCCACGAAAGACACCTTGACCATGCCGTCGAAACCAAGGTCAGCCACGGTCAGGACTCCTTCGGGGTGGTGGGGGTGGCGGGCTGGTGCGAGGACTTACGGCCCGACTTGTCGAGCACGTCGTAGTCGGGGAAGAAGCGGGTCGCCGACTTGGCGACCGTCTTCTCCACGAGCGTTCGGGGATGGCGGATGGTGACGAACTCGGTGGAATCGGCCACAGCCGTCCCCTTTCGTGCGATGGGCATGACGAACGCCCCGACGGCGAATCCGGCGGGGACAGGTGCAGGGATGTGTCAGGCGAGGGAAGTGCGCAGCCGCCATTCCACGGTCAGGTCGTACAGGTGCGGCTGGGCGTCGCGGTCGATGTCGAGCGGCACCGCGGACAACTGCTCCGGCCACTGAACGAGACGGCCACCGATCGTCTGCCGATGCAGCCCGTAGATCGCCGCCGTCAGCTTGCGCACAGCAACCTGCGCCGACTCAGGGGTGAGCCCGTAGCAGTGACACGTCCACGTCTCGGCGAGGCCGTCGTTGGCCTTCATCGTCACCGCGGAGTGGCGACCGGAGTCAGGCCAGATCACCACGAACGGCTCATCGGATTCGTGCGCCGGCTGCCTGCCGACACCGACCGAAAGACTCTGATCGGCAAGCGCAGTCACGATGGCTGCGGTCAGCGCAGTCATCAGTCGATCGCCTTGACGCCGATGACGGCGATCGAGTCGGGGAACGAGTCCTCGACCTCGTCCAGCGCTCGGCCCAAGTCGCGGTGAGGAGCGCTGCGCACATTGCCGTACTCGCGGCCCCGCTCGAGAATGTGCCCGATGTTGCCCTGGCCGCGCGCCTCGTAGCCGATCTCGCCGTATGCGGTCAGGCCCTGATAGCCGGTCTCGTAGGTGATCGTTGAGGGCGCCTGGGCCGCAGACCTACCCGACGACACCACGGAGTTCGCGCGACCCTTGTCGCGCACCTTCCGCGATGCGACCTGGATTTCCGCGCGCGTTCCGAGCTCGACCTTCGCGCCAGCGGCGAGAAGCGACGCCGCCATCGTCAGCGGGGTGTCCACCATCACGACACCTCCTTGCAGGCGAGGCGGCGAGCGGTGATGTGGTCCCCGCGGGCGACCTGCTCGATCTCTAACTCGAGGCCGACCAGCGCCGGGTCAGGGGAGGCGTCGACGCGGCACGTCATGCCCTCGACCACGCCGTCGACGGCAAACGGCACCGACACCACGAAGTCGAAGATGAACGTCTCCGCGCCACCCATCTCGCGCGCGTCCGCCTGCGTGCCAGCGGGGCGAACTCGACAGCGACCCGAGTAGACCAGCGCACCCTCGGCCGGGGTGACCTTGCCCGACTCCGGGTCCGTCGTCGGCTCACCAGCCGCCTCGCCGCGGATCGTGCACGTAGCGGTCATCAGCGACTCAGCTAGACGACGGCCACGCTCAGCCGCTGCCTGCGCGGTCACAGGTTCTCGTACAGCGGCAGGTTCATCGTCAACACCGCACCGCACGAGCAGTAAAGAGCCCCGAACCGCAGCGCACAGATGTCCGCGTGCTGCTCAACCTCCGCGCCCACCGTGTCCACGCTGAACGCACCAGCAGGCCCGTCGGTCTTGCACAACTCCTGGAGCTGCGTGATCTCCGACGGCCAAAACAGGTTCTTCGACGGCTGCCGACTGTCGGTGGTGCCCGAGTAGTCGTCCACGGTCTCGGTCATAAGCGCACCCGAGCCCTGGTCGTTCCAGCGGAGCACGACGCGCCGCAGGATCGCACGCGCCGCCCCCTCGTGAGCGAAACCAGCCTCCATGATGCAGGGGGCAACCCGGGCCGCCAACGCCAGAGCGTCGTCGATCATGGCCTGAGCCTTCGCCGTAGGAATTTCGGCGAAGGGCACGAGGTCTTCAGTCGACAGGAACGTGGCGGCCACGGGTCACTCCTCTACTTGCTGGGGGTGCGCTTGGCCGGGGCCTTGCTCTCCCCGGAGACGGCCTTGTAGTCCGACGGGAGGCGCTCGGCCAGCTCGTCGGGCACCGACACCTTCACGCCGCGGTAGTCGAGTTCAGCCATCAGACGGCGTCCACGATCTTGGCGAAGCGGTCGGTGAAGACGTACCACCCGTAGACGATCTCCAGGCGCATGGCGATCTGGTTCTTGCGCTTGAGGTCGCCCTGGCCGTCCGGGTCACCGAAGCGGATCAGCTCGACGGGAATGTCGCGCTGGACGCCCCAACGGATGCCGCTGCGGAAGTCGCCGACGATGCCGCGGACCTTGGTGTCGGTGGCCTCGGGGCGACCGGACACCGTGTCACCGACGGATGCCTGGAGGCCCTCGAAGTTGGTGAGGTTGGTGCCGAAGCCCAGCTCCGGGTACTTCTTGCGACCGTCGGCGTACCGAGCGGTGGCGATCGTCCAGGAGTAGGACGGGTCGAACGCGATACCGGTGACCGCCTTCTGGGCGCCGATCAGGAGGCCGACAGCGGCTTCGATCTCGGTCTCCGGGTTGCCGGCCGCCTCAACGCTGCGCGTCGTGGCAGTCAGGTAGTTGGTCCACCCGGAGATCACAGCGCCCGTCAGCGGGTTGATCCGGTGGTACAGGCCGAGGTCCAGAGCGCGACCGAGAGCCAGCGCACCAGCAGCGCCGAGCTCACGGAAGATGCCGAGCTGGTAGTCCTCGTCGGCCCACTGAACTTCCTCGTTGAACCGCATCGTGACCTGAGCCTTCTTCGGCGTCGCGGTCACGCTGTCGAACCCGCCGGTGGTGGACGCCTTGTCGGCGCCCTCTCCGACGAACTCAGCCTTCGGGAAGTCGTTGAACGTGATGATGTCGGTGTTGCCGAACCGCATGGGCTCGCGGCCCGACAGTGCAGCGACGGTGGAGTTGGTCCGGGTGTCGGTCACCATGCCGTCTGCGATGTTTCGCGGCATCAGGACCTGGGCCTCGGCGGTGCCAAAGACGGCCATGGGGGTTTGCCTTTCGGGTTAGCCGCCGGTACCGAAGAGGTTGCGCACAGCGGCGCGCTCATCGGACTCGGCGGCGTGAGGGGGAGGTGCCCCCTCGCGGGGGACGTGGTTGCCCTGCTTGGTGGAGCGGCCGACCAGCCGCTCGACCTGCTTGAGCAGGAGAGTCGGGTCGGTTGCGGTGAGGAACAGGTCGGCGTCGTCGGCTTCGATCTTGTGAAGCGCCACCAGGTGAGTCCGCAGCTCTGCGGCCACCTTGCTCGGCACCTCAGCGATCGCAGCCTCGGCCTCCGTTGCCTTGCCTTCGAGTTCGTCCGTTCGCGCAGCCTTCGCCTGGAGATCGGAGTAGTCGGCGAACTTCGCCCGCTCACGCGAGACTCGGTCGCCGATGATCCGGTTCAGTTCCTCCTGACTTGCGGGTGGCGTGAACCCGCTCGGTGCTCCGCCGTCGTTGGGCTGCAATACGGGAGTCGACTCAATCGGCTCGGACATGCTGTTCCTCCATCAACCGCGCATTGACCGCTGCGCGTGGGCGTGACCCCGCTAGAGGCGGGGAAGATCTTGGCTAGCCCTCTACGGAGGACAGCCATTCGCGGATGCGCGCGTTGTTGGCGTCGCGCTGCTTCTGCGTTCGGAACTTATCGGCGGGCGTGTACGGCAGCACCGGGCGCGGGTCACCGCCAAAGGCCGGCACACATATGCAATCGCAATAATTATGCGACGCAAAGTTGGCAGTCCGGGCCGAATAAACCGCACCCCTGGCGGCGATGGCTATGCAGAAATTGCACGATTTACCGGTCGTCTGCCGAGACCAGCCCTTAGCGCCCGGATCGGCCGCCAGAGAACGGATCACCGTGTCCCGGTGCATGTCGCCGACGATCTTCTGCAAGCCACCCTCGACCTGCGAACGGGCAGCCAGCACATCCGGCTCAGCCTGAAACAGCGGGCCCGCACCCCAGCCGGCGAGAGCCTCAATCGCGCCCATGTCCGGCAGCTCAGCGACGATCGCCCGAAAACGACCGGCCACACTGGCTGCCTCGCGCGCCTCGTCGTACCAATCCGCAGCCAGCGCACCAGCAGCAGGCCCGTACAGCGCCACCAGATCGGGCAGGGCGGCCTCCAGGGCGTCCCGCACCTCTTCGGCCGTACCCGTCACCCAGGCGGCGCCCAGGTCCGCAGCAGCCTCGGCCAACAGGAACTCCAGGTCGGCGCGAACCGGATCAAGCGGCGGGGCCGTCACCGTTCACCTGCCGAGCAGCGGCGACCTCCGCGATCTGACGAAGGGCAGCCGACCCGCCCATGCGGCGACGGTCGGCCATCGCCCGGTCGATCTGCTGCTCCGTCAAGCCCAGTAGCTCGAGACCGACCTCGGTCTCAGCAAGCCACGGCACCGACGCGATCGTCTTCTGGCCCGAATCGGCCATCTGCGCCCGCGACAGGAACCGCGGCGAGCGCCACTTCGCGTCGAACGTGGGCATTGCCTGGAGGAGCCCGGCATCCTGGTTCTGGATCGCCAGCCCCCGCACCACAGCGCGACACAACGGGGGAGTCCAGTCGTCGGTAGCACCCTCAGCCTCGGCGATCAACTCGTTCTGCGACGCGTCGTAGGCATCAGCCGACGTCGGGTTCGCAATGTCCGTGATCGCCACCGACGTATCAGGCAGGCTCGCCTCACGAGCGAACATCTTCGCCAGCGCGTTGAGCTGCGCCAGATGAGGGGCCGGAGATGACGCCGGGAACTGCTTCACGTCGGCACGCGGGTTCGTGGCTTCCTCGTCATCCGGGATGCCCTTGATCCGCCCCAGCATCACCTGCCACGACGCCTTTTGGCTGCCGTCAGGGTTCTTGAAGATCGACTCGTCCGCGCCCAGCATCCACATCTCGGGGAAGCTGTAGACGTCCATGTGACCCTCGAGGCGGATCACCGCACGCAGTCCCTGGTCGTGCAGGCTCATCACCGACCTGGAGATCCGCGACCGGCCAAGCGGGCGGCGCTCATCCGGGCGGTAAGGCAGCGCCTCAGCCGGAACGCCCCACGGGTGCTCCGAACGCTCCCAGGACCACTTGCCGTTGTCCTTGACCGCGTCGTACGTGACGCCGTCCAGGTAAAGCGCGAACGAGGTGGTCTTGCCTTCCTTGTCGCGGCCCGTGATCGACAGCAGGTTGTCGAGGCGCTGCCGGCGGCTGTTCCACTCGCCCGTCGCGCTCAGGGCGTCCTTGACATGGATCAGCGACGCAGACTCGCCGGCCGACTCATCACCGCGCGTGTTGATCAGAAACGCGGGACCGTGCTGCAACGAAGCGATCAGCGCCGAGTTGATGCGGGACTTCAGCCGGTTGGCCTCGGCGAGCTCGCCCAGACCGAGACTGTTCAGGTCGCCGTCGGGCCACACGAACCCGTCGAGGTTGCAGCGGCGAGCCAGCAGATCCACAGCCTTCGCCGACCAGCCCAGCACAATCGCCAGCCGGTAATACTGCGGCGGGATGATCGTCCCCACCTGGCGGACAGCGCGCTTGCCGTCGTAGTAGGAGGCGCGCAGCAGGTTCCGAGCCTGCTTCGCCTCGAGCTCCTCCGAAAGCATCCCGAGAGTGCGGTTGACGTCATCCGGGGCGTTCAGCAGAGACAGGCGCTCGGGTGACGTCATAGGACCGTTGCCACCCTTCCTCTGCCGCTACGGGACGGCTTCTTGACCGTCGAGTTCTGAGCCCCAGCAAGCGCCAGAGTCGCCGCTTGGATCGGCGTGATGTCAGAGGTGGCGAGTTTCCGCGACCACACCCACATGCCCGTATCGCCCAGTGGGCGCTTACCGGCAGACAGGGCCGCCGCGGTGAACTGCGGCTGCCCGATGTGGTGCAGGCCCCCGGTCACGATGCCGTCAAGCACGCGGGAACATGCGACGCCCAGATCGGCCACCTTGATCGGGGTGACCTCGACCTTCGTTCCCTTGAAGAACCAGCGACCATCGGGGCGCTGCTCAAGCAGCGCCTTGATCGGCCCGAAGATGTCGACCATCACCGCCCGGATCTGCGGGTTGGCAGTCACCAGCTCTTCGACGTGAGACACCAACCACGCGACGCCAGCGCCGCGTGTGTGCTGGTCGTCGTCCAACTCGAAGTGCCAGTCAGCGTCTACGCGCTGGCCGGCCAGTGATACCGAGGCATAGGCAAGATCAGGGCCGCACTCGACGCCGAGGGCGAAGCGATCCGCCGCAATCGACGTCTCGTCCTCCGCGTCTTTCCATGACGGGGCGGGCAGAACGCCGTGACCCTGCACGGCATCCCAGATGCCTAGAGCCTCACGCTTCCACGCCTCATCCGATCCGAGGTGCTTGCGCATCCGGAGCATGGACTCGATCGGCGTGTGCGTCGGGTACGAGGGGTTGGCCTTCGCCCACTGCTCGCGGTCGTCGGGATCGGCGTCGGGGTCCGCAGACAGCTCGACGAAGAAGGTGTCGTTGTCACCTTCGAGCGCGTCCGCCCGTAGCGTCGCAAACGCCTCACCCTTGGCGCCATTCTCGGGCCGCGGCGGCGTGCCGATGTAGAACAGCAGGGCACCAGCCGGGTTATGCGCCCGGTTAGTAGCCGGGACCATGTCCATGCGCGTGCGATCCGACAACAGCTGCGCTTCATCGAAGACAATCACGTCGACCGCAGCGAAGCCCAGCCCGAAGCCCTGGTCGCGGGCACCGAACAGGATGCGCGACCCGTTCTTGAAGACGACCGACTCGGTGCCCGACCCCGTGTAGACGTTCTCCACGAACGGCGCGACGCGTGGCTTCATCGCCATGCCCTGCATCGAGCGGAAAGTCTCGCCCGACGTCCGCGTGTGGTGTGCGGTCCAGAGGACGAGCGAGCCCGGGTGCTCAATGCAGTAGGCGAACAAGAGTGCGCCGACGGTGAACGTCTTACCGACCTGACGCGGAAGGCTCCACACCACGCCGCCGACAGTGGCCGCGTACTTGCCGTCTTTGCGCTTTCCTAGCGCGCCGCGGACCAGATCCGCCTGCCACTGGTCGAACTGAACGCCCATCATGCGCGTTCGGGCCTTGATCGCCGGCCACTCAGTAGACGCCAGCCCGGTCGGCAAGACCAGGCGGCGCGCTACCTCAGATAGCCTCCCAGGCGCCGTCACTGACGGAGTCATCCTCAACAGCCTCCTTGGCCTGCGTGTCCATCGCCGCCAGCTCTTTTCTGAGCTCGTGCAGCCGGCGGGACAGAGCAGCCAGGTCGGCACCCCGGATGTCTTCGGCGTCGATAGCCTTGGCGATCCGGTCCTGCATGGCGATGTTCACGTCACGCGGGGAGCCGGTCAGGACCGCGCCAGACACGGAAACGGGCCGGTCAGGCACCTCGTCAGCGGTCACAGACCGAAGGGGTGACTTGCGGACCACAAGTCACCCCCTGCGAAAAAACGCTGCGAATAGACCGGGCCTATCCCGGAGGTGTTCAAGTTCGGCGGGGGAGGGGGACGCCCCGCACCCGTCAGGCCGCGGACTCGTCGTCGACTCGCGCGCCGCGTCGCTTGTTGCAGTCGAGGTGCGCAAGCCTCGTGTTCGCGCGACTGTGCTCGCCGTCGAGCGATAGCGGAACGATGTGATCGAGCGAGGACGACCGAGGGTGCGGGTAGGCCAGTGCTTGGTCGACTGGCTCTGAGCAGATGCCGCACATCCACGCATCACGCTCGAAGATCTCGGCATGAGTGAAGGACTCGACCGTGGCGCCAGTCTTGCGGGCCCGTCTTGCAGCGTCGCGTCTTCGATGCCTGTCGCCGTACTGCTCAGGCTTAGTCTTAAACAGGGTGCGATAGCTGACACCATGCTTGGCCCTGTAGTTCGCACGGGTGACGCGGGCCAACTCGGTGACTCGCGCCCTGCACTGGTCGCATCGACAGCCGGCCTTGTACTTCCGCTGCGTCCCGTGCCTTGAGGCGCGGCATGGATTGCAACGGGCTTGGCCTTGAGGTAGCGAAGTGGTGCCGCGCCACATGAGCTTTCCGCAATCAGCACAAGGAAGATCAGGCTTTCGCGGCACACTTCAGTCTATCGCTTGAGTGACCCGGATCGTCGGATT